CTGCGCAAGATGAAGGCGCGGTAGGCGGCGGTCCACGAGTCGGACACGTCATCTACCGCGCCTGTTCCGTCTGCTATGTCCTTCCTGAGGGCCCGCAAATTACTGATACTGACCCTCAGAGTAGCCGTTATCACCCCTCCGCTCCTCGCGTCACGACACCGGGCCGATCACGTTGCTCAGCACCGGCTGGAGGCCGCTGATGAAGTTGTTGCCGGTGATCAAGATCAGCGCCTGCGGCCGCGTGCAGATGAACAGCACGTTGCTCTGGCTAAATATCTCGACGCCCATGTCAAACTTCATGCGCTCCTGCTTCACGTAAAGCGGCTGTCCTCGCGTGTTAACCGTCTCCATGAAGTCAGCCGGGCCAGGAATCTCCAAGAACAAGCCCTTCACGCCCTCGGGGACGAACAGGCAAGTATTGGTCGGGAAGAACAACAGAGGCGAGGTCGGCGTGCCGATCCACCCGCGGTAGTTCTCCCACGTTATGTCGGCGAACTTGAACCCGTCGGGACTCGAGCCTCCGGGTATCTGCGTCTCACGGATGAACGAGTTCTCCTGGTAGTACTCGTACGCCTTGCGGACAGTGCCGTGGTGCACGAAGTTGTCCCAGAACTGGTGGCCCGCGATCGCGCGGATGCCTGTGAACGGCGTGTTACCGAGCGCGTTCTGCATCGCCCGGATGATCTCCTGCGCGAACACCTTCATGTCGACCGCCGGATTAGGCAGGGCGTACGTGCCGGTGTCTGTGAAGTCGACCGTGCCAGTCGTCTGCGTGAGCCCGAAGTCAGCGAAGTAGTCCTCGACGACCGTCGTCCCGTCCGCGTCGAGAATCTTACCGTGCAACGCGCCGACACGGTGCCACTCCCACGTTAGCTCGTGCTTCTGCTTCATGCGCTCGAGGCGATCGTTCAGTATCTGACTGAACACCTCGACCTGGTCCTCTGTCCCGAAGGCGCGCTTGCCCTCCAAGTCCCCGGCCAGCAGCGTGTCGAACTGCGGCACATGCGGGATCTGGAATGTCCTGATCTTGCGGTGGATTGCTCCCTGCGCGGTCTGCTGGAAGTAGCCGCGAGGCTGGGTAGGCAGCAACGCGAGGCTCCCGAGGCGCTCCTCGATCACCGCGTGCTGCGTCGTGGCCGGGCGTTGCTCGAACAAGCCGAGCTCTCCGATGCGCCCCGCCTGGTACGGCAGCTTATCTATCGCCGCCGTGAGGCTCTGCATGTTGAACGCGTCGGTGTCGAAAATGTCGAGGATCATCTATCTTGCTCCGTGCTCTGCCCGAGTGGATTCGTCCTGAGTCCTATGATGATCCCTGTGTTCGCGACTACGTGTTCTGGATGTTCGTGTTGAGCGGCCCGGCCTGCGTCATGATCGGCGGGTTTAGTGCTGCCAATGCCGTCGACAGGGCGGACCAGTCGTAGTTCGCCCCGTTCGGGTCAGTCGTCGGCGTCGCGTCCTTGTTGATGACGGCTGGTCCTCGCACAAGGATGCGGTACGACTGCTGCGTGATCGCGTTCTGCGCTAGCGCCTCAGGTATCGCGACTAGGTCGTTCCCGAGGTAGATGCCCTTCACGTTGGCCTCGTCGCCAGACAGCAAGATCGTCCACTGCGTGGCGACCAGCTTCACTGGCATGCCCGGGACTAGCCCACCAGCAGCTAGCGTCGCTGCGGCCGGGTTCTTCACGGTCGCGGACACGAAGACATACCGATCGTCCCCCCACCACTCCTTGAGGACGTCGTACATTCTCCTGCGGTCTGGGCCGAGAGTCTTCGCGACGTTCGTCGCCATCAGTAGTCTCCCTTAAGTGCGTGGTACCTGCTTCCTGCGATACTCTAGAGCGTCAGCGGCCATTGCGGCCAAATCCGTTGCGCGAGTTCCTGATGGCCTCCGCTCTCTTCGCGGCGGCCTGCGCGATCGGGGAGCTCTCGCCCGACTGGCCAGTGCGGCCAGTGCTGTCCGCCGAGAACATGGCCCCTACCTCCTGGTAGGAGGTCTGCTCCCCGACCCGTATGACTGGTAGCATGCTGAGCGCGGCGACAACGTCCTCGAAGTCGTCGGGCTTCTGCTGCTGCGCCTCCATCGACAAAGCGAACGCCACTTGCTGCTGCGTACAGTATCGCCTCACCAGGCGGTCGTACACGGGCTTCGTGATCCTGGGCTCCGGGCCACGCAGCAGCATGTCGAGCTCCTGCGTCCGCGACTTTGCTAGCTGCTTTACCAGCATCGGCGAGTGCGAGAAGCCCAGCGACGGCGGCGGGTCGTAGTTCATGTCGCCGCGTCGACGAGAGCTGAATGGCGACCCGGACTCCTCGTCGTCAAACATGTCTGGGTGGTAGCCAGAGCCGTAGCCCTCGCCTCCGCCCATGCCGCGGTGCATTACCTCCTCGTCCTCAGTGTCCTCCTCGCCAGGCAGGTGCTCAGGACGGTACTGGTCGTCGTCCTCACTTGGGGAGCCCTCTTCCTCAACCTCGTCCATCCCGGCACCGTGCTCTCCTCCCTGCTCCCAGGCCTTCAGGATGCACTCTGCTGGGTCCTCGCCAGCCTCAAGGGTGATACCCATCCTCTTGGCGAGCTCAGCTGTTGACATCGGCATCGAAGAGTCTCCTGACTGCGACAGCTCGAACCCGGCAGCGACCTCCTGGAAAGGAGACAAGCCGGGGATCACTGGATAATCCGTTATGGCTACATGCCGTATGGGTCTAATATACCTCCTCTTCATCCCGTCGGTCCAAGTCGGCGGCATGAACAGGCTGACGTTCGAGTCTTTGAGCTCCGCTGCGACCTCCGGGGTCTTGAAGCGCACGTAGCAGAATAAAGCTGGTTGCCCCTCGCGACCCGGAGCCTCCGACGGCTCCTTAGCGAGACGCTCTATCGTGCCGCGCCTCTTCTCTGGCGACGTGTCATGCCCGATCGGCACTGGCACGTCGACGCCGTTCGCTCGCATCTTCTCAAACGTATCTACCCAGTGGTCGATGAGTCCCTCGTCTACCGGCAGCTCGAACTCCATCTCACCGGCGTCGTTCACCTTGGCGAACGTCCCCGGATACGCGAGCTCCTTGCGAAACAACGTCCCGTCGCTGTCGCCAGTGGCTAGCGCGAACCCCGCGGTACTCACGCGGAGATAATAGTTGTCCTGGGACATGAACACGTCGGCCATGCCTGTAATTTACCTCCTCTTCAGCAGCCCTTGCAATAGCAGCCCAGGGTTAAACCCGAACTGCGGGTCGATGTCTGGCGTCCCGTCGAACGCATTCTCCCATGCGTCGTCATCTCCGCGGTGAACTACGCGGATCTTGCAGCGGCAATTCCACCCGTTAGGCGGCAAGTACTTGCGCCAGAACCGCGAGCCTTTCGGGTACCTGACGCCGTCCAGCGCGGCGTGCCCTGGCCTGACGCGCTCATCCTCCGCCGTGAGGTACTCGTAGCCCCACACGCTCGGGTCGCGAACGGTCCTGATCCACGCGGCGCCATTAGAGGCTATCGACTGGTGCGCTCGGACCAGTGTCCTGTACACGCCGCCGTCGCCTGGCCTGATGCCCATGTTGTGCAGCGTGAGGCGCAGCTTCCTGGCCCTGTGGCTCGGCGGCAGCCGGTGCAGCTCTAGCACGTCGCGCAGCAGCGCGTCGCGAACGGAGGCCTTGGTGCGCCCCACAGCGGAGCGGGCTACCGACTCGTACATGCGCTCCACGCCGCGCTTCTGGTCCTGCGGGAGCCCGCGGAACCCCTCTATGGCGCAAGCCACTAGGTCTCGGCGCAGTCCCTCCCAGAGGTCCTCGTCGCTGAGCGCGACACCGAGGCGCGCGCCCTCCATCGCGCGGACTCCGAGGCGCTGCGCGAACACAGCCTCTCTGTCCCGCAGGCTCACAGCGCCCCCTCTTGCTCCCCGCCAGGCGGCTTGATATGCTGGCCTCTAGACGTCAGCACCACGGCCACCCTTCCGTACTCCCTCTTGTTGCGCATGACCTTCTGCATGGCTCTCGCCTGCTCGAGAGTCATCGGGCCGTGCGAAGTCACGGGCGCGTCATCGCCTGCCGGTCTGGAGCCGTAATTATAGCAATCGACGTACCACTCGCGCCCGCCGCGATCCCTAAAGCTGTTCTCGTGTTCTACATGCTCTTCTGCCATGTCGCGGCCCTCATGCTAGCTGGCTGACATCGTCCGGGTTGTTGAACTGCGCTGCGTTGAACCCGTCCCACCACAAGTTGAACCCGACGATACCTCCTAGCTCGGACTCCTGGTTAATTTGCTGCTGCTGGGTCGAGTCTACCAGAGGCCCGAACTGCGAGCCGAACGGCTTGAGCTGCTGACCAACGATTGGCACTCGACTAACCCCGGTGACTGCGTCAGTCAACCTGATCTTATTCGCCACTACTGAGTCGAACCACTTGACCGCCTGGTCCATAGCCCACTTCAGGCGGTGCTTCCCGTCCTCGTCGGCGGAGTCTCGCACGCCCTTGCCTGTATACAGCATCGCCGCGCAGAGGCGAGTAGTCTGCATCCGCAGCATGGGCCCCGGCACTTGTATCGGCCACCACGACGAGCCGCGCAGCCGCGTCTTTGCGTCGTCGGTGGCGTTTATCACCCAGTACTGGACCGTGTCAGAAATCTTCTGGGAGTCTTCGGTGCCGTCGAGGTCTGCCCAGCTGGCCACGGCAGTCGCCCCGAACCCGAACTCAAGCTCCGCCCTGGAGGTCCAGTAGCCTCCGGCGACTGGCGATGCGCCTACTATCATGCTCATCTGGGTCGCGCCGTCAAGATACGGTTATCGGGAAGGAATCGTTGAAGTTTACCGTCGGGCTCTGCACCCAGACGAAATACGCGCCTGGGTCTACGTACACAGTGTACTGGCCGGCGCTGTTCGTGTACACAGTGCCAGCTACTACGTTCTGCCCAGCACTGTCAGACGTGACCCACACCTCAGCATCCTCCAGCGGGGTCACCCCGTCGGCCTTGACTACGACGCCAGTGAAGATCCTGGTTCCGGCGCCTACCTGCGAGGTCACCTGCAGGGCCGCCGCGTCTGCGGCGAATGCCTGGTCGACAAGCCTGTACGTCTTGGTAGCGTCTGTCCCGAGGTTGACGAACTTCGCCGCGAGGAAGACCGCGCTGCTGAACACGCGACAGTAGTACTTGCCGGTCGGCCCTGCCGCCAGCGACGCCTGGTAGACTCCGGTCATGTTAGAGTCTAGGTCCAAGACTTCCGTAAATGTCAAGCTAATCGCATGGACATTGTAGGTCCCGATCGGGTATAGCTTGCCAGTGATGACCAGCTCGCCAGTCCCAAGTATCAGCTCGAGGGTCACGTTTGGCATGTCACGGCACCGGCAAGTAGAAGTTTATGGCGTCTTGTATCTCGGCCAGCGAGGCAGCGCGCAGGCCGTCGAGCGCCGCGGCCGCCTGATCTAGCGTGGGCCTGACGCCTGTCGCCAGCGTTATGTACTCGGCCGCTACCAGCTTGTCGCTGGTTGTGTACGGGTATATGGCGTTTACCGCATCGCTGACCTGCTGGGGAGAATGCTGGTTCAAGTACCCCCAGAACATCAGTATCACGTGCTCTAGCTGCGTCGGCGCAGAGCCGCCGAAAGGACCGAGCCCCTTCGTTAGCAGCCACGCCCGGCCGCTCCAGGCTCCTAGCCCCTTGGTGAGCAGCTGCGGCGCCGCCATCAAGTAGCCTCCTTGACTGAGGTCGGAGTGGCTGGGTCGTTGAGCGTGAACGTCTTGGTCGGCGTCACCTGGTCAAGTGCGGTGAGCGTCAGCGTAGTGCCGCTGATGCTAGCGTTACCGAAGTGCGATAGCAGCTCGATCATAGCTTGAGCCAGAGTCGGCATCGCGCCGGTCGCTCGCCAGCTCTCTACCATCTGCGTCGAGAATATGTTGGCCAAGAACTTGCCTATCGAGGCTGTCACCCCGAAGTCGCCGCTGGCCAGCAGGTCCCGCCATACTGCAGAAGCGACGTCAGTCGGCAGCGCGCTGCTGTTTAACGTACCTATAATATCACCGGTCGTCTGCGCAGTTCCCAAGCCAGACGGGCCGACCTTCACTGCG